ATTAGTATTGAAAACTATTCGAGCTTTTTTCACAAACCAGATCATTTAAAAAACAGACAACTAATAGTATGTGATGAAGCATCAGAACTAGAAAATGTTATTGTTAGTCGGTATAGTTGTAGCATTGAGTGTGGTAAGCTGAACAAGTATGGTTTTAGTTTACCGTATAGCACAAATCGAAAACAATTTTACGATAATCTATGTACATTGTACTCTAATCTTGAAGCAAGGTATGTAGAGCTTTTGCGCATGCTAGATAAGCATCAAGACACAATTAGTGAAGATCGAAAGAGAGAGTTTAAATTTATTACCGACTTAAAAGGTGACTTAGGTTTAATCGCTGATACATGGAGTCAATCTGAATACATTATTCACTCTGTCTATGAACGTAATAAAAAATATATTAAACTAATTCCTAAAAAGATAGATAATCTTGCGCAGCATTTGTTTCAGTATGCAGACAAAGTATTATTAATGTCAGCTACGTTTGTTGATTACAAAAGTTTTATGAGAGGGTTAGGGGTACCCGAGCATGAGTACAAATATATAGATCTACCCTCAACGTTTGATCCAAAAAAATCTCCTATCTTGTTTGGTAACTTTCATTTATCAAAAAAGAACTTAGAGAATAGTTTTCCTAAAATTGTTGGGTGTGTCAAGGAAATATTACAAGAGCATAAAAATGATAAAGGATTAATACATACACAATCTAATAAGATTACTAATATGCTTAAAGACAACATTAGATCAAAGCGTATTTTATATCGTATTCGAGGTGATAAAGATAATATAGATATACTCAACGAACATCTTAATACAGATGCCCCTACAGTTTTAGCAAGCCCTTCAATGAGTTTCGGTGTTGACCTTAAAGGAGACGCTGCTCGGTTTTGTATTATTATTAAATGTCCGTGGCCCGATCTTGGTGACGTTCGTATTAAGGAAATGTCGAAAAATAACTATAGATGGTATTCTAATAAGATGTTTACTACATTTATTCAGCAATGTGGTCGCTGTACGAGAAACGAAAATGACGCTAGTATAACGTATGTATTAGATGCTGGCGGTATTAGAAAATTAGTTCCAGTCTATCTTAATTTATTGCCAAAATATTTTATAGACCGGTTTGTTTAATAAATATTTATAATGAAAAATCAATACTATGGTTTTGAGCTGAAAGATATGATAAGGCAGTTTATTACTGCCTTTAATAGTATTGTAATAAACAGATATAATAAAAGTAAGACTGTTGTAGATCAGCTCAAAGTTGGTTTTTATTATGGGCCTAAAGAACGCGCACTTCATGATGTAGTTAATAAAGCAGGCTCTTTAAAGCTCCCAGTTGTTGCTGTACACTATACTTCTATTACTAGAGACCCAGATAGAGTCTTTAATAAGATTCCAGGCTTTTATTTTAGTAAAGCACCAACAGTAAGTGGTGGTGCTCTTAATTCTGATCATTTAAAAACTCCATTACCAGTTAATGTTGGTATCAACATGTCTATTATGACAAAGTTTCAAACAGACATGGATCAAATTATCAGCAACTTTGCTCCTTATAACAACCCATACATTATAATGAGCTGGATTATACCTACATCTCAAAACTTAGCTAGTAACTATGAAATTAGATCAGAGGTATTATGGTCAGGAGATATAAGTTTAGATTATCCTATCGAGGTATCTAGTACTCAACCTGCAAGAGTTATTGCTAATACGAGCTTTACAATTAAAGGTTGGTTATTCAAAGGCCCTGCTGCTGAAGATACTAAGAACATTTTCACAATAGATCAAAAATTTGTCCCTGTGAGTGGGTTTGATTATGAGTAAGTTTATAAAATACAATAGTACATTAACCAATGTAACGTCATTTAGCGCGAACTTTGAAACAAGAGAGCTATCCGCCAGACCAGAGTTTACTGGTAATCAGTATACTACTCTTAATTCAGGTTTTTCTGCTATTCATACTCTTGAAGGATATAATTTTGATTCTGTAACAGATGTATTATTAAGCTGTACTGATAATACCCCGCTATTCACTAGCGCATCTGGGTTAACAAGTGTGAGCGCGTTTAATTTTGATACTGTATCCGGGTTATCTGCTACTTATCCGGAAGTAAGTGGGTATCCTACTACAACATATACATTAAATAACTATAACACGATGACAGTTACGTTTCCTACGGTAACTGCGACAGGTGTCGTTGATATCATAGCGGTAAATCAAGCAGGGTATGGTATTTTTAGTACTGACGTAGGATCAACTAGCGCAATAACAATTAATTAATATGGCAGACGACGGAAGAAAAGGAACATTCGGTAGAGGCTTACAAAAGTTTATAGCTAATAACTTACCGTATAGATCACCAGCGGCAATTATCGATGATGTTGCAGCAGAGAACCCTAAGTTTAAAGAGTTCTATAAAGCTGGTACTGTGCGTAAAGAGTTACTCGCTCAACACTCTGTTATCGCACCAAAAATTCCCGAAGGAGCTCACCCAGTCGGTTCGTTTTTAGCAGATAAGGCATATAACGAACTTATGTACGCTACTCTTGATGTAGATAAGTATCGTCGCATTAGAGATTATCGCACCATGGCCCAGTTTGCTGAAGTTGCAGACGCGTTAGATGAAATTTGTGATGAGTTCTTAAATGAAGATGAGCATGGTAACATGATTACACTTGCTATGCGAAACGTTGTAGGAGATTTCGACCCATTAGTAAGTAAGCAATTACACTCAGAATTTGATAAATTTATTAATCTTTTTGATCTAAAAGAAAATGCATGGGAGTATATTCGTAGCTTGTTAGTAGATGGTGAATTATATTTTGAAAATATTGTTCATGAGAAACATCTTAAAGAAGGTATCTTAGGTGTTATAAATGTACCCGTACAAGCTATTGACCCTGTGTATGATAATTATCAAAATATGCATGTTAAAGCATATTTGCTTCGCAAGATGAAACACCATAAAGAAGCAGATGCTCAATATGATACTATGCAAGATAAAGATTTTATTCCAATGGAAAAAAATCAGGTTACATATATCAACTCTGGTACGTGGAATGAAAATAAAACTTTCAGAATACCGTTTATTGAAAATGCTCGTAGAGCTTATAGACAGTTATCGTTAATTGAAGACTCTATTATCATATATAGATTAGTTAGAGCACCAGAGCGGTTAGTGTTTAATGTAGATGTTGGTAATATGAGCCCTCCAAAAGCAGAAAGTTATATTCGTAAACTAATGCAAAACTATTGGAGTAAAAAGGCCTTTAGTTTAGATGATGATAAGAGAGTAAACTCTTTTAACCCTCAATCTATATTAGATGCTTATTGGTTTCCAAAGAGGGAAGGTAGTACTGGTACAGAAGTTAATACTTTACCAGGTGGACAAAATTTAGGAGAGCTACAAGACCTAGTATACTTCGTTAAGAAGTTATATAAAGCTCTTAAAGTACCTACCAACAGAGTAGATGTCGAAAATTCTCAATATAGCGCCGACGCTAACGTATTGAGAGAGGAATTAAAGTTTGCTAATTTTATTGTTAGATTACAACACCAATTCGCTAAAGGATTGAAGGACTCGTTCGTTACTCACTTAAAGCTTAAAAATTTATGGAAGCAGTATGAGTTAAAAGAGAATTCTTTTGATTTACAATTCACACCTCCTCGAAACTATTTTGAATTACGTAAGCAACAGATACTTGATCTCAAAGTTAACAACTTTAACACTCTTACGTCTAATGAATCTATATCTAAAGGTTACAGTCAGAAAGAGTATCTTGGCTGGACTGACGAACAGATTAAAGCTAATAGAGAGTGGTTACGTAAAGACGCTGCATTACAGCATGAATTAGAGGGTATACGCAGTGGAGGGGCTGATTGGGCCGCTGGTAGCGGTGCTGCACCTGCAGGTGGAGGAGCCCCAGTTGGTCCTGGTGGAGAAGAGATGCCTCCTGATATGGGTCCTACCGCAGCACCAGATACAGGTGAAGGTGAAGCACCAGCTCCCGAACCAGTACCTACACCTGGCGGTGAAACTTCAGCGTTGCCGACATAAATAATTATGTGGCAACAGATACCTGGTCAGATTCATATTTAAGTGCTGGTGGTTTAGTATATTCTACATATCTTGCAAACCAAGTTACTACCTACCAGCGACTCGCGGATAGAATATCGTACGCTCTTGGTTGGCCTATTGTTAATTTAGAGTTACACGGTAATCAGATATATACAAATATTGCACAATCTGTTGAATTCTTTAGTAAGTATGCAGGTTATACAGAAGAGCATTTAGTTTTCGATAGCGATAAGTATACGCGAGGCAAAGGTCTAAATATTGCTGAGCTATTAACTATTACTCCAGAGTTAACAGCAACGTATGAATCTACAATTGAAGTAACAACAAGAACTACTACTGAGGTTGCTACTACTACGGCGAAAAGTTTTGACGCAGATAGTGAAGGTACGTTTATTTCTTTATTTGAGTTTAACGTAGGGGATGCTGCCGTTGATCCATCTGAATATACATTTACAGTTACACTAGCAGATTCAAATGCTCAAGTATCAAAGGCATTAGTTATTGCTGTATCAGGAGATACCGGTAATAATCAGTCTGCTGATGTAAGCTTAACTCAATACGGTGATGTATTTACAACATCGACTGAAATTTTTGAAGTAAGCTCTATCCCTGGATTATCTAGTGAGCAAGTCGATGGCAGTTATACTAATTCAGTCTCTGTCGGTATAGTTCTTGGTTCTGAAATGACTAAAGCTGGTTCTGTAAATGCTAACAGAAACTCGGTTTCTACTGATGCAACCACTACTCAACAATTAACATCGCAAAAACCAATTATTGGTAATTTTGATGACTTAACTAGACAAAAGCGAAAAGTTATAGATGTTTATAGTCACAATGAAGCTAGTAGTGATAGTTTAAATACTCTTTTTACAATTGAACAAACATTAGCCCAGCAAACATATTTTAGTTATGCGATGGGTAACTACGGTTTTGATTTAGTTAGTTGGTATATCTTAAAACAATGGTTAGAGACACGCGAAAAAATGCTCTCGACAAAACGCTATTTTACATTTAATGAAAGAACTCAACATTTAAATTTAATACCAGAACCTAAAACTGGTGAGCGGTTTTACGGTTGTGTGAGTTGTTATGTAGAAAAACCTATTAGAGATATAATTAAAGAACCGTGGGTGTTTCAATATGCATTAGCTTTAACTAAAATTACATTAGGTCGAGTGCGTGGTAAGTTTGGTAACGCTCAATTGTTCGGAGGTACTAATTTAGATACATCTATTCTTCAAGAAGGTTTACAAGAAAAGAAAGAGCTTGAAGAGATGATGACAACTGGCAGCACTACAGGGTTTGGTGATGGGGCTCCTCCAATGTTTTTTGTCGGGTAATGGCTCTTCACAAAAAAGGTGATTTCAAAAAAGGCATATATCGTCCGATATATAAACAAAAGTTTTTAGGCAAAAAATTCCCGCAATACAGAAGCTCGTGGGAGCTTCACTTCTTTAAATGGTGCGATTATAATCCTAATGTATTAGAATGGACAAGTGAAGGTATTATAGTCCCTTATGTAAGTCCTATAGATACTAAGACTCATAGATACTTTGTTGATAATAGCTTAGTGTTAAATGAGCGAGGAAAAAAGCGAAGGTACTTAGTAGAGATTAAACCATACAGTCAAACTCAGCGCCCAGTAATGCGTGGTCGTAAGAAACAAAGTACATTTTTACACGAGCAGGCTACATATGATGTTAATCAAGCGAAATGGAGAGCCGCTAAGCAATGGGCGGATGATCACGGTTATAAGTTCCTTATTTTAACAGAAAGAGAACTATTTAGCGGAAAAAGCGCAAAGAGATAATAAATAATTTATAAGATTATGTCATTTAAGTTACTTGTCGAAAAAACAGACCCGCAAGAGTTTGAGTATATTCTCGAAGAGAAGAATACAAAAGACGAACCGAGGTTATATATTAAAGGACCATATATGATGGCAGATGGGGTTAATAAAAACAAACGCATATATGATCTTGATAATATGATTGAGGAAGTTGCGCGGTACGAAAAAGAAATGATTAAAAACGATCGCGCGATGGGAGAATTAAATCACCCTACTACTGCTGATGTAGATCTCGAAAGGGCTTGTCATATCGTTACTGAAATGAAACAAGAAGGCAGTATTTTTATGGGTAAGAGTAAGGTACTACAAACTCCGTGCGGAGAAATTGTTCGTAAACTAGTTACTGATGGTGTAAGAGTTGGTATGTCTTCTAGGGCATTAGGCAAAATTGATCAAGACGGTGAAGTTGGTAAAGTAAGCGAAATGAAGCTAGTAGCTATTGATTGTGTTGCTGATCCATCTTATTCTGATGCCTTTGTAAATGGGATTTTAGAATCAAAACAATGGATTTTAAATAAAGAGGGTGCATTTGAAGAGCATTATGATAACTTCGAAGCTAGCTTAAAGGAACTGCCGCGTAAAGATGTTAATGATTTCTTAACGGAAAAAATTATTGCGTTTATCCGAAATATATAAGAAAAATAGCGAAAAGAATATAAATAATTAAGATGGATCAAAAACAAGACATCAAAAGTTTTATTTCTAATGTAGTAGATAAAAACTATGCAGCTGCAAACAAAAATTTGCAGTCTGTTGTTAACGCAAAACTCAAAGAGAGGGTTGCAAAAGCTAAAAAGAAAAATTTATTTTAAGATCATGAGCAAGATATCTGATTTATTACAAGAAGTTGGGAAAGACGTTCTTACAGAAGAAAGTCTTGAGCAAATTGAAACAGTCTTCAATGAAGCTGTAGACCAAAAAGCTGAAGAACGCGCTCAAATCGCGACCGAAGCAGCGCTACAAGTACAAGACGACGAACACTCGAAGAAACTTGAAGAGCTCTTGGAAGCAATAGATAAGGATCACGCGAAAAAACTCGAGAAAGTTGTCGAGGCTGTTGACGCCGACAGAACACGTAAGCTCAAAAACATTATTCGTAAGTATCAGACATCTCTTAACGAAGAAGCTAATGGCCTCAAAGACACAGTTGTTGAATCTGTTTCAGATTATCTTGACTCATATATTAACGAAGCGATTCCAACTGAGACAATTGAAGAAGCTACTAAGAATCGTCGCGCCATGGAGGTCTTAGAACAATTCCGCAAGACATTATCAGTTGATATGGTACTTGCTAATGAATCTATCAGAGAAGCTGTTAAGGATGGTAAAGCTACTATTGAAAAAAGTAAAAAATCTCTTGCTGAAATGGCTGAATACAACTCTGATCTTAAAATTCAGTTAGAAAGCACTCAGAAGGAATTATTCTTAGAAAAGAAACTAGCTGGTTTTGAAGATAAGAAATCTAATTTCATTAGAAAGACGTTTGCTGATAAAGAGTTGTCTTTCATCGAAGAAAATTTTGACTACACAGTAACAATGTTTGATAAGAAAGCTCAAGAAGCTCTCGAGGTTATCAAAGAAGAAGCTACTAAAGAGTGTAAAGCACAGGAAGCTGAAGTAGTTGTAGAAGAGAGCTCATCTACACCTAAAACAGCGACCGAACTTTATGCTCAAGAGCTTGCAAACATGAGACTGTAAAGTAGTCTAAAACTACTGTTGAGGTATTAATTACCTGATTCTCCAATGCAAAGGAAAACAATAAACTGAAAGGAAATTATAAATTATGAACGAAGAAAAAACTCGTCCTAATCAAAATTATATCGATAATAATCGAGCTCAACAGTTGTTGGAGAAGTGGAGTCCTGTTTTGGACTATACCTCTGGCAAAGTTGACAAAATTGAAGACGCTCATACGCGTTTGAACACCGCCATCCTTCTTGAGAACCAAGAAGAATGGTGTTTGAAGGAATCCAACACGTCTGTTGACGGTTCGTTTGGTACAAGCATTAATAATGCTCAAGGTGGTGCTGGTTATTCTAGTACCGATACATATGCTACTGGTGATGCCCGCTTGCCGAAGATTCTTATTCCGATGATTCGCCGTACATTCCCTGAGTTGATCACTAATGAGATCGTTGGTGTTCAGCCCATGAGTGGACCGGTTGGTCTCGCATTTGCTCTTCGCTACAAGTACAGCAACGAGAAGCTTGACGGTACATTCCATGCCGCTGGTACAGGTGTTGAACCTGCTTCTGGCGCAACTGGTGGTAATGTTGCTAACGACGCTAAAGGCGGTCAAGCAGCAGGTGAACTCGGTCATAACTACCTTGGTTCGTCTGTAACTGGTCAGTTGTCTGCTATGACAGGTGATCCTAGCTACGCCACGTCTACGTTGTCTGCAGATTCACCTTGGTTGTCTGCTGCTAATCCGTTTAACGATGCTGACGAAGGTCTTGCTGCTCTTACAAGTTCTTTTGAGCTTGATAACGCTAAGGACGCTCCTACCGTTGAACTTAGTTTCGAAAAGACAGCTGTTGAAGCTGGTACTCGTAGATTAGGTGCTCGTTGGTCGGTTGAGTTAGAGCAGGATCTTAAGAACATGAACGGTATTGACGTTGACGCTGAGTTGACCAATGCTATGTCTTATGAGATCCAGGCTGAAATCGATCGTGAAATGATCATTCGTATGATTCAGGCCGCTCTTAAGGGTGGTGAGCAAACTGGTTACACAAGTTTCCATATTGCTTCTGCTGATGGTCGCTGGATGGCTGAGCGTAATCGCGCTTTCTACCAGAAGTTGATCGTTGAGTCTAACAGAATTGCTGTACGTAACCGTCGTGGTTCTGCTAACTTCATCGTTGCTACTCCTCGTGTCTGTGCTATTCTCGAGATGCTCCCTGAGTTCTCTTGGATGACTGTTGACGGTAACGTCAATACACAGCCAGTTGGTGTTGCTAAGGTTGGTAACGTTGGTGGTCGTTTTAACGTCTATCGCGATACTCGTACCGAAGCTCAGTACAACTTAGGTAGTGGTGAAGCTGATCGCGTTGAGTACGCATTGCTTGGTTATAAGGGCCCTGAGTACTATGATACTGGTATCATTTACTGTCCTTACATTCCTGTAATGGTACAGCGTTCAATCGATCCTAATTCCTTCTATCCGAAGGTCGGTATGTTGACACGCTACGGTGTTGTCGATCACCTCTTCGGTGCTACAAACTACTACCACGTAGTGTTTGTTAAAGGTCTTGGTCAATCGTTTGATCCGACTGGTGACGCCGCTGTATACTTCTAATCTGAAGTATATATACAAATTAAGAGCGCCCGAAAGGGCGCTCTTTTTTTTGTATATGATGAATAAGGATTATTGTCTCAATGTCTTGATCCACGGAACCTTATGATCCCAAAAGAACTCATCAATTAAATATTCATGAGTAGTTCTAATAGGGTTAATGTCCCAACCACCTCGTCGTACATATAAACATGCTACCATAAGGGACCGTGGCTCAAAAGTATTATTCAACCTAGTGAAAATAGTCTCACAAATCTCTTCGTGAAAATGACACTCATCTCTAAAAGAGATAATATATTTTAACAATTCTTTATCTGATGGATGTCTAGTACCCTCAAGAGAGATAAACACATCACCCCAGTCAGGCTGAGAGGTAACACGACAATTACTCTTAAGTAAGGATGACATTACTTTGTAAGGCTTATTAGTAGAGTTCAAATGCTTTGTCTCTAACAAGCTAGCAGTTTCGCTATATACATCTACGTAATAACTCTCTGCATCAATCTCATCAGTATTTTCTAATCTCTTATAGTTCTTATCAGTAAAAGGATTATCATTACTAAATGTATCACTTGTAGGAAATACAGTAACTCTTACATCGGTCTGAAGATACTTACTCAAGTCTTTCGATGCTGTATCTTCTAGATTCTTAATTACCTTATCAAATGTATCTCCCATCTTAGTCATATTGAATGTATTCCAATACAACTTCATAGATTTAGATTCAACGATATACTTACTATCAGAAGGATATACTACTTTAGCAACCCCACAAACAGGAACACCATTATTAGTTAATGCTGATACCTCGTAACCATTCCACACATCACAACCAATAAAAGGTAAGCTCTTTTCTTTAATGCCTAAGTGCTTACGATTACTCGATCGTGGTTCTCTCACTAACAGACTTGCATCATACTCAGATTTATACTGACTAGATTGTCCTAAGTGCTTACTAATATTTTTATTATCTAGTTTTGACATCTTCAATAATCTCTTTCATCTTATTATATCTACTTTCTACACTTCCTTCCAGTACATAAATATTAGGATACTTACCTAATATCAATTCTTCATATAGTTTGATAATTTGACTTCTAAAACTTTCACTCATAGACCTTTCTCCGTCATTGATAAGAGAAACATCATACGGATTAGTATAGAAGATACAATCATACTTTTCTATATATCTACCTAATGCATAACTAAACATTTTATCTACGAACTCATTTACTTTACCTTGTGTTCTAAAATATCTAGTATAAACAAAACCATCTACTATACAACGATCTAAGATATTATTCATATCTTTACCGCTATAAGTAAATAAATTTTGAATATGATCAGCAAAAATAGCTAACTGCGTATCATTATAGTTTGAACCATCGTCGTTGATCTCAAAACCACCGCGACGAATACGCCTAGTAACCTCATCGACTGAGCCCCACGCATTTGACTCTAAGAATTCGCGCAACAGAGTAGTTTTACCACTACTCTGCGCGCCTGTAAAAGAAACTAACATTATTTACCCCAGACACCATTATCGACTATCTGAGCAATTTTGCAATATAAACTTGAATCTTTCCATGCATCTTGAATAGGTTCATTAGCAGCTTCAGCAGTACGTTTCTTAATGATGAGATTAATGAGTCTCTGTACTTTATCATTAACACGGAATACTAGTCCAGCTTTAGCAACTAAACGGCCATCCGGTTTAGATAAGTCCTGACCTACAGAAATATTAGTAGGACCGTAGTCGTATTGCTTATTAATAAATAGCTTGTATTCTTCTTCGAGAAGATCTCTCAACATTGCACATGTTTCAGGATAATCATTCTCTACTTCCGCCTTGATTTCAGTGTAATCTTTCATTTAAAAAATTTATCCAAAGTTTTGTAGATTCAACATGAAGAGCCTTTTCTAGTTCTTCATATGTATTAAAGTTATTATCTATAATTGCATTTGCAACAATAGGCCCATCATCGAGCTCGGGCGTTACCTTATGAATAACGCACCCAGCTCGATCATGTTTTGCTTCCCAAGCCTTTTTCTGAGGGTTAAAGCCTTTTAATTCTGGATAGATATCAATAGCACCTGGATGACCATTATAGATGTTTGACGATCTAGTAAAGTCAGGAGGTAATATTCTCAGATAACCATGAAGAGTGACAAATACATCTTCCTTCCAATCATCATTAAGAATAGAATAACTTAAAGCATCTGCTGCTTTAAGATAATCCATCTCTTTTGGCCATTTAGGTAATCGTACAAACGGAAGATCCTCAGTTGATCTCTTATATATTAATTCAATATTTGTACCTTTATCTTCTTGTCTATTAGTTACAATAAGATCAGGCCATCTTTTGGTCTGTTTAGAGATGTTTACAATTTCAGAACCAGTCTGACTATAAAATGCTACCCACTTCATTACCAATATCTTCTTTTAATAATTCTTTTGAATTGACTTGTATTATACATGATACGCTCTACTGCATCTTCATCAGGTTGCGCTCCAATTAAGTCAGCTAACAGCTGGGATGGTTTATGATCTAGTCCAAAGTCAGCATTATAGGTATACCCCAACAACCCGGCAACAACAGGATTAGATGTATCTAAGCTTCTAATATTATAGATGTTATTATCTACATACCACTTAAATTCAGTTGCGAGAGACGCGCCTAATAAATGATGAGGCTTACTCCAATCCCACTCTCCTTCGTCAATCAATCTCTTAACTAGATTCTGACGACCAGTAGCTTGTCTTTTTAATTTAGCATTATTATCACATACATGACTAATACCTGTTACATGATACATGCTGAAATCAAAACTGATAGCAACGTAATCAGCGTTATTTCTCATAAAGCGATAACAATCTACTACCTCTGACCAAGTTTCACCTTGAACTGCACCGATTCTAGCCCCAGGTAAGTTCCCATAATTAGATACAAACCCTTGAAAGTTTGATATTGTTGCTGGTCCGTTTTCAAGAACATCAGGTACGATGTAATAGTTAGGTTTAATCTTCTCACACCAAACAGCATATTTATCTGCATCAAATGCTTCTTTTAGTTCGAAAATAGAATTATCTAAGAGAATTTCACCATTAGGTACTTTAGCTCTATATTTTTCTAGAAACCATTCTTTATATTCTTCTTGTTCTTCCATTAGATGGACTAAACAATATTGATAATCATTGTATTCTACCGATTCTGGTAGGAGAGCTATAGGAGATTCGTGCGATACCTTAATCGTCATACTTTTATTATAGTGGTTTCACTATAAAGATCAAGTAATAAATAATTATATGGCTTTCAGCTTTGATACTCTTGTTAATGATCAGAAGCAATCCGCAATAGATATTACGGATGCGATCACTCCTAGGCAAGTAAAGCAACTTGGAGCTGCATATAAACAAGGTCTTAACGCTTCTCCGAAACAGGTCATTAATGAGACGTTAGGGGAGTTTACTGGAATAGATTTTAGTCAGACTGCAGGTATAGATGGTCTAGGAGCCAAAGCAAAGGATTTTATTCAATCTAAAGGAGCAGATTTAGCAATGCAACTAGAGCAACAAATACTTGGTTGTATTAATACTGCGATAAGAGACTTAATGAATAAACACCCTGAGGTTGATTTTATATTAAACTTCGAGGATAGAATAAATGGTATATTAGGGAAGTTTCGTAATAAATTAGAACGAAAGATTGACGAAGAGTTGCGTAAGTTAACTTATCAAAAACTTAAAGTTCAACAAATTGCTCTATTCAAGCAGAGATTAAGATTAAAAATTAAAAATATATGTCCTGCTGCGACTCCAGCTAGTGTTGCTGAGGTACAAGACTTTAATAATAAGATAAAAGGATTAATTAATAGAAGAAAAGCTACTAACCAACCAATAGATACAACACCTACATTAAAGCAGGAGAAAATATCTGAACCAAAAACGGAATCTAAAACTCAAAATCAGACACCTCCGGAACCTATTAGTGAGAAAGCAAAAAAAGAATATAAAAAGGAAAGAGTTGCTGCTAAAATTGCAAAAGAAAAAGCACAAGAACTTAAAGTAGAGGTAGAAGAAGAAACTAAAAAGCAATTAGAGCAACCAGAAGCTCTTACTATAGAAGATTTATTAATTAGAACCGAAGGTACACCAGCAATAGAAATAGACGTTTATCCAAATCAATGAGCATATTTGTCAACGCAACTCCAGATTCAGACAAAGATCAATCCAAACAATATTTTGGTAACTATCTTGGTATAGTTGTACAAAACAATGACCCTGATAAAGCAGGTAAAATTAAAGTATGGGTACCTCAAATCTCTCCTACAGTTTATGACAACTGGGACAATAAAGACACATCTAAGAGCTTTAAGTTTATCGGTAAGAATTTAGATAGTGATCTTACTGATATTATAGAAGATTTAAAAAAGGTTCTCCCATGGGCTGAGTGTGCCTCTCCTGTTATAGGTAGTGCTGCGCCTGGTAGATATAATGCATGGGAACAAAAAGGTACAATATCAGATTCTAATAGATTAGATACTTCATACCCTGAAGACATACAAAGCAAATATAATCTTAATAGTGATGGTATTGGAGAGAAGCCAGCTCGTAAATATGAAGTTCATCAATTAAAGGTCTCTGATGCTTTTGCTGATAAAGATAAAGTTAAGTTTAACAATATAAACAAGTATTCATATAGTTACGTACCTGAGTCTTATTCTAATAGTGCTAAAGGTAGTTTTAGTATTCCTAATGTAGGTTCTTATGTATGGGTATTCTGTGTCGGTGGTGATCCAAATGCATTAGTTTACTTTGCTACTACTCATGGTCAAGCTGAATGGCAATCAATTTACAAAAACTTTAATGAAGAAGGTCAAGACTATCCTGGTTCGTATGAGAATACATCTAAAGATTTAGATCCTAATTATAATCATAATACAGAGACATATAGAAACAAATATGTTATAAACCAAAAGGGTGGTACTATAGAGATAGTTAGTACTGACAATAGAGAGAAATTAAAATTTACACATTACTCAGGTTCATTTAAAGAGTTTAATAATGAGGTTAATATTGAACTTGCTACTAATAACAATCAAAAGTTAGTACAAGGAGATGAGTTCTTTACTATCAAAGGTATGAAGAATGATTACGTTGGTAGAGACTTTGATCAAATTATTAACGGAGATTATTATAAGAAGATTGGTAACCTTAACTCTGAAGTACAAAGTGGTTGGAGAGACTTAATGGAGACAATTGCTGATGCAAAGCAATTATTTGAAATTCAGAGAGCTGAATCAATTACAGACAGTAACGACTTTATTAAAAAGACTAGTGCTGATCAAGCTCGCGCTGGTGAGTTTGGTCCTTGCCCGTTATGTAAAGAACCTACTACAAGAGATCAATTATGGGATAATAGTTATGCGTTTACTAAAGTAGAGCCAGATTTTGAATACAAAAATGGTGTTAATGTGTTTAATCATTCTACTGAAGTTACATCTACTAACTCTGATACTATTAGTAAGATAATACTACCAAGTACAACGACAAACTTTTTAGGTTCAGGAGCATGCCCTGTATGTGGTGGTAGTGGAGAGAGTCCTTCTAGTTATAATGGTGTGTGGACTCCTCAGGATAAAGATACTCTTATTGTAGATAACTTTAGACTTAAGGTAAGAGAGTTACTTGATTTAGAGAAACAGTTTGGTCTGGGAGGTAGTGAGATAGTTAATATTACTAAACACAAAATAGAAAACATAGGATTAATATATAATGATTTTCCTTCTACTCGCATTGATGAGGTTGGTAAAATCGATAATCATGAAGTTAAAGTATTTGCTAAAGGGGTAGCTGTTACTAAAAAAGAATCTGCTCTTATTGAATACGTACATGTGGACGATTTTCCAGGGGGTGACTTAACACAAAACATTAGTAACAAATGGAATGTGTTAGTTGGTAGTGGAGGAGTAAGTCTTAAATCTACAGGCGGTGTAGATATTGGAGGTACTATTACGAACATTGCTGGTCAGCAGATTAATGTTGCTTCTGAATATGAGACTAATATCTCCTCTAAGAGAGTTACTATTGCAGCTGAAATGCTTACTCTACGAAATAAAAACAACAGACAGGTTCTTGTCGATGGTAATTTAGGAGTAAATCAGAATATAGTTGTAGGTGGTAGTATGCATGTAGAAGGAGAGCTGAGCGTACATCATATTACTGCTCCAGTTGAAATTCAAGAGACAGAACCTATTGTTGTTTATAGTAAGCTATTATCTGGTTTAAGTTTTGATGTTAAACTTAGCGGGTTTGATAAAGACAGTGATGGTGCTATAGTAGATGGTAGTACTGGAACAGCAACCTTAGCAACTGATAGTAATGACAATCTTGTACGAGCATATCCTCACACACATCCGTTCAAGAATGTACCTCTTAAGTTAATGAAAGATAAAGATGAAGTACGTAAGGTAGGAGCTAAACAAACAGACTTACAAGGTCGTTCATCTGCAGTACCTGTTATACATGAACAAAAAATTGGAGAGACAGGCCCTAGTGTTTGAAGAATTCAATTACAATAAACGATAATATAGTAACTAAAATTAATGTAAGAGACAAGTTACATTATTTAACAGAAAAAAATACATTACTTTTATTACAAGATAAATATATTGATAATTATAATGTTAATTATTATCCCTTCCCTAAAATTATTTCATATAATGATGCCGAGCTAATTTTAAAATTAAGTTTTTGCGGTAGTAGTATAGATAATCTTTTGTCTGTAAATGTACCCAACAAAGTAATATATATAGATAATATATTACTTAACATAAAAAATAATAATTTTAATTATATTGATTTGAGAGAATCAAATGTATGTATAATGAATGAAAAAATTTATTTAATAGATTTCGAAAAGGTAAATTTTAACGAACCTTTTAATTACATATCTAATTATCATCATTTTAATTTTATTATAGATAGAAAAACCGGTGAGACTGGTCCCACCGGTTAACTAAAATTAATGTAAGTAGTTTTAAGCTACCTTAACATCAATTACTTTAGCTTCTTTACGAGCTTTCCGAGGAATAGTGATACTAAGTACCCCTTCTGAGATAGTAGCATCAAGCTCTGCACAATTCATCTCGTTACTTGGATGAAATGAGCGTGTATATGTTTCTTCTTTCGAACCAGTCTTTGTAGTAATGGTTCGTTTAGCTTCCACATAAACGTTATTAGATTCCTCAGAGTAAGTAACCTTGAGGTTTTCTTTCTTCACACCTGGAAGATCAATTTCAATGCGCGCACCATCTTCACTTTCATTAAAACGAATATTATCGTTAGAGAATGAAGCTGGAGTAGCAAAGTTATCTCCAAATGCAGTGTTGAATAAGTCAACGACTGGGCTGACTGACCCCGCCCGAGGGTTTGTTGTTAAGTAATTAAATAAGTTAGACATAACGTAATTATTTATACGCTATTCCACAGAAAGTGCAACGTTAAAGTATTCTTTCGGTCTTTTTTCCTGTTTTTACATTGAGAATAGTGAGTTTCTTATATGTACCAATCTGGAGAGTTAACGTTACTGTATCTCCGGACATAACAGGTTGAGAAACTATCTTACCTGGAAGCCTATATAATTTAAACACATTACCTTTTACAGTGTCTCTGACTTCAAGTTTTACTGAACTACCTTGTTCAGTCGCGACTGCGTAATATGTTTCGTTTTTGTTCATTATAATTATTTAATAAACCTGGTATTAATGTGGTTGTTATATTAAATATTTTATATGGCAGAGGTAAAAAAGGCTAGATTATTTTTACGTAGAGGTTCTGATACTGACCGTCGAGACACGGTTTTATGTCAAGGTGAACTCGGTTATTCTACTGATGCTTTTAGAATTTTTATTGGTGACGGCTCTACTGAGGGTGGTAAGTCAGTAGGTAGCTTTATGTATGTGAGCGGTGGTACTCTCGGAACAAACTTTCATACTAACCTTACTACAGCATCCGCAAACGGGCGAGCACATAAAGGAGATATAGCTATATTTCCTGCGCAATCTTATACTAACGCAGCTGGTGGTACAGTAACCCCACATGCAAGCGCTTCTACGGTGATGATTTTAACAGCTGCTACTACTGCAGATGGTAATGAGCAAGCTACAGCAAGCAGTTGGGTGGCTGTAAACTCTGGTATTCCATTTGGTAATATTGATGTTTTAGATAATGATATTTCTGGTGATAAAGTACATGGTGGTACTATATCTGGACCTATTACGCTGTCAGGCGGTAATATAAATATAGGCGGTGACAGTACTAGTGAAAATTTAATTTTATCAGGTGTTGCACTGAGCGCGGCAACTGTACCGACAGGTGATCTTGTTTACCCATTAGGTCTTACAAGTACTTCTCAGCTCACTTGTGTTGATTCTATTTTTGATTTTGGTGTACCGACAAATACTACTGGTTTTGGTAACGCGGGTGGTTATTTACACGCATCAACAACAAACGCCGCTTCGGCAGTTTCTGCTTATGCTGTAAGCAACGGAGATTATACATTTGATGGTACAACAGGTTCCGCTTTAGTTTCAGGTTCAATTACAGATGATGGAACAGGTACTGGTATAGTAGTGTTTACTAAGGCTGGTTATTTGGGTAATGGAGGTGCATTCGCTAACGGTTCTGGTGATGTTTTCTTACCAGGAAATTTTGCAGTAAACTCAGATATATCTGAAAAATGCGCAATTAAAGAATTCGTATGGGGTATTGAACAAATCAGGAAAGCAGTAAAAACCGCAAGTCTTACATGGGCTCAAATTAAAGAGTTTTATTTTTCTGTATTTCATTCTCACGCTGACGACTCAGCAACGTTTGTGGGTCATTATAATAATTTGACCGGTAGTAACGAAATTGTACATTGGAACGGTAGTTCTATTTCTTCTGGTCTCATGAGAGGTGTACCTGATGCGGCAACAATTACGATACCTAATACGTATAATAGTAATCTTTCTGATCCTAACCCTACCGAGCGATTAGTAGTACATTTAGGTCTCGCAGCTAGCGGAGAAGTAGGTATTGTCCTGACAGGTGTTAGAGTTAATCTCTAAGATTCCCACGGAAATACTATCCATTGATCATTATCAAAATCTCTTACTGTATAATGAGGAGTAAATGTAGATTTAGGTTTATAATATAGTGTAGAATAAACCCACTTATTTTGCTCTGGACG